GGAAAGCCCTTCACGGCGGTCAGGCGTCCCATTCTGTTCACGATGCTCATGTGTTCATCCTTTGCGCATTACGCGCTTTGGGGCAGGATCACTCCCACCCCGGTTGAATTACGATACCGAGAAGGTCCCGTGTACGAATGCTTTGGGCTGCTTCACAGCAAAGTCTAACTCCGCAAGGATTTTCACGACGGTCTCGTCCCGCTGGAAAGCGCTATAGGTAGTGGCGCCTGAAACGTAGGTGGCTTCCTTGGATATCTGGAGCTCCATGTCGCGGCCCACGCCCCAGAGGAAATACCACCAGTCCGCGAGGATGAGGTCGGCGTAGTCGGTCGCGGTGTCGGTGTAGCTTGCCAGGGTAGTATCGATGAAGGGGATGCCCTCGAGGGTTTTGTCTTTGACCATCTCGTCGCGGTAAAGGTATTTTCCGTCGGTGGCCTTGAGCTTCTTGATCCAGCTCTTCATCTTGGGGCTCATGATCCAGAAGGGCTTGAGCATTTTGACGTTAGCCTGTTCGAGCAGCGATACCATGTCCACGACAAGATCGGCGGTGATCGCAGTGCTGGAAGATCCTAGGGTCTGGATGCCCGACTGAAGCGTGATGCCCTTGGGCTGGTAGGCCGATCCGGTGCCATAAAGGGCGGCGGTGTTGATCGCATCGGCGAACACTTCCTGGAGATTCCCGGCGACGATACTTTGCACGGCGGCGGGAGAGTAGCGCAGGAGGCTGTTGGAGATCGGAACATAGGCCGAGCCCTTCTTCGCGGCGAGCTTCACCTCGTCAAAGGTCATGCCCGTTTTGTCGTTGACGGGATTCTCAGCGCCCCAGGTAAAGCTGGCGGACGAGGCCCCGCGACCGAAGTCCAGCGATCCGTTCGGCATGGGATACTTCGTCAGGCCGATCTTGTCGAGGAAGGTGTTGGCGTAGAGCGGATCGATGAACTCAGCGGAAAGATGCTGCGGGATAAGGAATCCGCCCGTAGAGGGGAGGCCAGCCTCCATGCCCTTCTGGATGTAGCCGTGGAGCTCCTTGTCCGCGTCGTACTGCTTCTTTGCGGCAAAGAGCATCTTCTCCGGATCGCACTGCCCGAAAGCCGCGACTGTGATAAGCCGCGAAAGCTTTTGTATGGGCGAGAGCGCCTTCGTGCCCGAGGATTCCTCGCGCTTGCGGTTTTCCTCGTAGACTTCCTGAAACTGGGCGCGGAGGGCGGTCTTGTGCTCGTCCTCCTTCGCCTTGTCCGCGGCTGCCTTCTCGGCGAGCGCGGCCTCGACGGCGGCTTTCGATCCGTCGTCAATCATTTTCTTGAGCTCAACATCGGTGATCTGCATATTTGATCACTCCTTGTTGCGGGATTGGCCGTTCTTCGGCTCATCGAACTCGTATACACGGGTATCGATGATTTCGATTATGCCCTCGGCGTTCTTCGCCTCTGGCGTGGTTCCTTGCTTTGGGGCTTCGTTTTCCCCCTCATCTTCTTCGTCGCCCTGGTCCAAGTCTCCCACGAGGGTGGCGTATTCGCCCCGCGCCTCATCGAGGATTCTGTTGCACTCGTCCAGCTTCCCTCGGATTGTTCGGAGCGATGTGAGCGAGGCGGCGGAGAGGCGGCGGCCCTGCTTGGCGGTCGCCTGGAAGCTCTTAATGACGGTCTCGTCCACCTTTGCGGATCTCATGATCGCCACCGCGTTGGCGTTGGCGGGAACCGGGACTATGGACAGCTCCATAAGTTCCTGCTCGACGAATTTCCTCCCGGTATAGTGTCCGTCGCCGTCAAGGATCGGCTCGACCTTGATTCCACGGAAGCCGACGGACACCGCATTCAAAAGGCCAAGCTTGGCGAGGTTGTAGACAGAGTCCACAAAGAGGGCGTGCTCGGAGGGCTCGCCCTCGGGGGAAATATCCTTGATCGCGGGGAATGACACGTCGATGACGAGTTGGCGGGCGGCCACATCAATAAAGACTTTCTCCGCCTTGCCGACAGGAAGCTCTCCGTAGTCGTGGCCGTAAAGCACAACCGGGTTCTTCAGGTAGTTGTCCAGCTTCCAGCCAGTCGCGGTAACGATGTCGCCATCGCGGTCGAGGCTTTCGTCAGAGGCGATGAAGCGGATGATGCGTTCGCCCTGCGTCGCGGCCTTGACGGTCAGCGTTCGGATTTCATTCATGCCGTTCTCCTTGCTACCTTGTGGGTAACGGCCTTCGTCGTGACACGAATCGCGCGGGTCAGGTTCCGCTCGAAGTTCTCCCGGAATCGGCGCTTGACCTGGGGGAAGAACACGCCCAGGACGCGGCGCCAAAGCGGATAGCGGAACGCGGCCCGCTGCTCGGCCATGGTGCGCTGCGCCACTTCCTCAACGCGCTTTCGCGCGGCCTTCATCTTACGGGCGCCCATTTAATCGCCCCAAGTGTCAAAGGCGACGGCGGCGCGGACCCAGGTATCGGTCGCCGTGCAGAGGTAGATATATGTTCCATCCTGCGCCCATTGGCCCTTCGTTCCGGCTGCTGTGGCGCTGGCCGGCGCGGCGACGAGACAGAGCGGATCAGTCAAGGCATCCTGCTTTCCCGCAAACGTGGCGAAGTCCTCTTTTTTCAGATAGCCGTCTGCCTCGGCCGTGGCTGCAGCGAGCGCGTCTTGCTTTGCCAGGAAGGTGGCGAAGTCTTCTTTGGTGAGGTAGCCGTCTGCCTCCGCAGTCGCGGCGACGAACTTTGCGTAAAGCTCAGTGAACATATCATTGATCGCGGCCCTGATTACCGCTCCCGCCGCACCGTTTTCTATCGTTATTTTGGCCATGGTTCAGTCCTTCCAGACGTGGGTGTCGTCCCAGACGTCCGTATCGATCCAGATATACCTGATCCCGGCGAAGCCGAGCGTATCAGTCGAAGCCAGAAGCGAGCGGTCGGCGCCGAGAGGCGCGGTGTTGTCGCCTGCGTTCATCACACGCCCCCGATGTAGAGGATCGCCGAGCCCGAGGCGAGCTGTACGGAGGCGAATTTCCCGTACAGCGCGAAGTTGGCCCCGAAGGCGAGCCCGTCCAGCGTTCCGGTTATGGGCGCTGAGGCGTCGGCCACGATCTCGGTCACGACGGAGTCGGAAAGGAATTTAATCACCGCAAAGCATGTTCCGGCGGCGGCCTCTGCCTTGGTTGTGTCGGAGACTACTACCATCCCCGCTTGTCCCATCGAGGCTTGCAAAATGTCGGCCTGGTTTATGATGGTCAGGTCGTTTTTAATTAGCTCGCCATTCGCGGCGGCCTGGCTGTTTTTCATGGCTACTCCTCAAGCACGGGTAAAACCGTGCATCTGCACTGAATCACATTTCCGGCACTCCCTGACGGAGCGCCTGGATACATAAGCTCTTCACCATCAACTATGAACGGTTCATCAATCCCTACTATCTGGCCGTTCGCCTCAATATGTGCATCCCGCGTTCTGTCGTCCTGCGTGGCAAGCCATTCCTTTTTCGTCACGCCTTCGCCCTTGTAGACCTCGAACTCGCCATAGTTGACCGATGACATTGTCTCCGTTCGCGCGATGGTCTGGGCGCGGCTCTTGCTCATGTTGTCGTAGATTCCGTCTGCGGCATCGCGGATCCTTGCGGCGATCTTCGGCATTGATTCCCCGGCCTGGACGCCCTCGGATATCTCGCCACGCAGCGTTTCAAGGAGCGCCTGTCTGGTAGTCTCGTTTATTTCCTTGGCCTTCAAGAGCCCGGCGGCATCAACCCAGGCATTGAATTTCTGGTTGTAGAGCGAGAAGTCGATGGTTCCACCTAGAACCTCATGGGCAAGCTCGAAGCCCTGCTTCATGGAGTTGAGCCACGCGGGGGCAAGGCCGGATTTCACGGCGGCATCTGCGCTCTTGCCAAGCACTTTCCGACACGTTCTTTCAATGGCCCCCTCGAAGTCGCGGGAGCCGCCTAACTCATCTTTGAAAGTGTCATGGAATAGTTTTGCCTGAGAGTCGGCCAGTTTCTTTACAGCCTTCGTAAATAGCCCTTCCCCGGCGGTGGCCGAGGCATCAAAGGTCTTCCAGATCGCGGCTTTTTGTTCCGTGCTAAACTTTCCCTTTTCGGCCTTTATGATAGTGAAGTCGATGGTCTTGGCCTGTGGTTCTTCCTGTGGCTCGGTCGCCTCTGGCTCTGGCTCCTGTTCCGGTTCCTGCTTCTGGCCGGCGCGAACTTCCGTCAGTCCGAAGGGGATCACGTAGACATCATCCCCTGGCTCTACCGGATAGCCCATGGCCTTCTTCCAGTCGGAGCGTTTGAGCATTCCGCGCTCTACGCCGGCGTTCACCTTCGCCAGCTTGAACGCCTCATCCTCCGGCACCGTGTTTTTGTGCCGGTAGACTATGCGATTGTCGTAATCGCAAGCGATGAGTTGGCGCGTGATGGTCGCGTCAAGGGAAGCAAGCTCGGGGGCTAATACATTCTTCGTGAGTAGATAAAACGCCGCATCAATGGTTGAGCGATTGGAGTTTTCCAGGATCCCCATAATCTCCGGGGGAAGTTGTTCGTGCTGATTCGCAATGTCGCGCATGAATTTCCGGGATTCAACAAAGTCCATTTCGCGGGCCGAGTCTGACAGCTTTTCGATCTTCGCATCCTGCCACGTTAAAAACGCCGGAGCTCTGGCGCGGAGGAATGAACCTACGCGCTCGAACCAGGATTGCTTTAGCTGATTCACTTCTTCAGCGTTAGCCCCGGGTGCGTGTATGGCAATAGGCGGGGTGGCATCGTTGTAGAAGTAGTTTTTCTGGTACTTCGCGGCAAGCTCGTCGGCTTCGTACTCGTCCAGCATATTCTCGGAGCGCCCGCGGCCCCGCGAATAGGGGTCGGCGACGTTCGGGCTCTTAAACCAGACAATATCCTCTGGTGCGGCCTTGATCGTAGAGCCGCCCGCCACGCCGTAAGGAATGAAAAGGAAATAGGGGGAGCGGTAGCTCGGTGTCTCCAGGCACCAGCTTTTCGGCATGATGTAGAGCGATTCAATGGCCGATCCGTTCCGGATTTTCCACCAGTACGCTTCCCCGGTCACGCGCTTATAGACATAGGTCAGGTACATAAGGACGGCGCCGTCAATCTCGGGATAGGCGGGGCAGGGGTTCATGAGCAGGTCAATCGCCGGATGGTTCTTGATCGGCTGCGCCTCGTCGGGAGACTCGTCCCAGGCCGCCTTGTTATAGAGCGCCCAGGGCGTGCCCGCGATATGCTGCGCCTTGATATCGATAGCGTCCATGCGGGGCGAGGTATGGTACAGCTCAAGGAGGGATGAGACGTTCGCCTCCGGGGCCTGGGACCATAGCTTTTGGATGCCGCCTTTCTTTCGGTCGAACTCGGGGCGGCGATTGACTGCCATTTATTTCCTGCCCTTCCTGGCTTTCGGCTGTGCGGGCTTTATCTCGGGCGCCGCGGCGGGCTTCGTCTCGACAAGCGCTGGCTTCTCGGGCACGGGCTTCGGCGCTTCGGGCTTCGGGTATTGCTTCTCATGGCATTCGGTACACTTGCCGTCCGAGTAGTCGTAGTGACGGCCGCATACCGATTTTCCGCACTGGCGGCACTTGAGAACGCTGGGGTATCCGCAGATATAACAAGACATATTCGGCTCCTAGAGAATGGCGAAGGCTGGCCTGGACAGGCTTTTTTCCACAATCCCGGTCAGCGCATCGAAGGCATCGTCGTGAGTCCATTTCCCGCCACGTCCGGCGCGGGTGACATCCTCGTAAAACTTAGGCCAGCGGTACTGCCAGCCCTCGGGGAATAACACGCAGTTGCAAACACTTGTCGCGTTGGAGAGAATGCGCGCCTGCTTGTTGGCCGCCTGATGGAACCACTCGACCATTGTCTGATTGTTTCCGTTAGCGCGAAGTATTTTCTCGACAGCCCGCGCAAAGCCGCGCCCGCCGTTGTTCGACTCAATGTAGGCTCGCTGAACCTTGCGCTCGGTAAGCGTCCTGGCCATCTGCGGCTCGGTCGTTTCCATCGCGTCTTGTGTGTAAATCACGTCAAGGACGTAGGCAAGCCCGGAGGCTACACCGTAGGTGATCGAGGCGAGATAGTCCGCGCCCTCGTCGGCGGTATCGGTGTAGTTTTCAGTCTTTGCGAATTTCGGCGCATCCTCGATGCGGTATGTTTTTAGGGCAGGGTAGAGCTTGTCTGTCGAGTCGTATGGCTTCTGGTCGTAGTTGGCGGCATGGATGACGGGATCGGTCTTTTCCCTGCGCTCGATGTAGGTGGCGGCGTCCAACACGGAGGGACAGAGCATATCGGCATCGGTCGGCGTCTCGGCCCCGGTTGCGTTCGCGGGCATGAGGATGACGTGCCATTTCTCTGGCTCTCGCTCTAATAGCTTCCCGCAGAGGTCGCCAGTTGCCCAACGTGTCATTATGATAAGCTGCTTGGCCCCGGCTTCAAGGCGAGACAGGAATGTATTTACATACCAATTCCAATGGCCTTCGAGGGTGTTTTCGTTGAAGGCTTCGTCGGAGCTCTTGACGATGTCGTCGATGATGCCGCGCGTGCAGCCAACGCCGGTCAGCGTTCCGCCTGGGGACGTGGCGAGGAACGAGAAGGGCGAGCCCTCGACGCTCCAGGTCTCATACCCACCGTCGCCTGCCTTGACCTTCGTCCTGGGGAAGTAGTCGCTATAAACAAGGCGCGGACCCGCTTTTACTTCCTGCATCGCGTCGCGGACGCCTCGGGCGAATCGCCCTGATAGCTTTTCGTTGTATGAAACGCATGCGTAAGA